TACTTATCCTGGAAAATCTGGCGGGTCCGGTGGAGGTGGCAGCGACTCAGGTTCTACCAGCCCAAACGGAACAGGCGCTGGAGTTGGTATTGGCGGGCAAGGCAACGACGGTGGGTCTGGTATTGATAGTGCTGGTGGCGCGGGTGGCGGCGGCGGTGGCGCCGGTGCTGCTGGTAGCAGCGTTGCTGGACCTCCATTCACTCCTGCTAATTTTCCAAGCGGCGCCAATGGTGGTATTGGGTCACAGTCGTCAATTACTGGCACTGCAACTTATTACGCAGGCGGGGGAGGCGGTGGATGTTTTAATACAGGAACAAAAGGCGGCGACGGCGGAGCTGGCGGTGGCGGCGGAGGAAGTACATACTCAGGTGGAACAAATTCTACGGGTGGCTCTAATGGTGGTGGAGCCGGTATAGCAGGTGGTTCTGCTGGAGCCGGCGGTACAAATTCTGGTGGTGGTGGAGGCGGCAGTAGTGGATCACAGTCTTTTGTTCATGGAGCAAGTGGTGCAGGCGGTTCTGGTATAGTTGTTCTTGCGTATCCGAATACATTTGCAGATATAGTTGCTTTCTCAGCTGGATTGGTAGTCAATGGCGTAACTACTACAGGTTCCAATGTCCCTGCTTCTGACACCGCATCTCGTGCAGGATATAAAATATATAAATTTACTTCAGGTACAGGCACCGTAACTTTCTAATAGCACAACATCATGAACTCAGTGCTGATAGCCGGATGCAGTTTTGTAGGAGTAGCAGCAGGATATGCAGATCCGGCACTTGATATCAACCATGACCGATTTAAATTTTTTGACGCACCGGCAGCCGGCAACAGAGCTATTGCTGCTCGTGTGCGATACGAATTGTTCAGAGCCTCGTATGATCATGTGATTGTACTTTGGTCCGGTATAAATCGCATAGACATACCAATCACACAAAAAACACACATCAGAACACCCAGTAATTACCGATACATATCAGTGTTGGAAGAATGGGCATGGTATCATTCCGGAGGCATAGCCGGCAGTTGGCAGTCAGATGATGTGTGTCCTGCTGCAATCAAATCTCAATTTCGTCAAGAATATCTGAATCAAACTGCCAGATCGGCCACAGACACAACCTTAGCAGCCATCATAGACACACAAGATCTATTGAAATCTTGCAAAATTCCCTACACCATGTGCTTTATCTACGACGTAAATCAAAGTTACAATGACACAGTGGACAAAGTGACCAACACCAAATATCGCTCAATTGCATTTGATCGCTGGCCACAATGGTTGGCTCTGGAGCATTGTTTAGGCAAAATTGATCCTACATCAAGTCTGTACCCCATGATCGACTGGCACAGTTTCAACAGCGTTATTCCACCTTATGAATACTGTGCCAAACAAAATTTACAACAAATTGATCGATTTCATCCCACATCAGTTGGTATGGCTCAATGGTTTGAAACACAATTTTGCATTGATCTAACCAGTTGAGTCGCGTGAGCCTGTGGCATGTGTTACAATACTTTATGGCAGATTTAATGATTGACATCGAAGGCCTGGGCACCGGACCAGACACCACCATACTGACCATTGCTGCTCAGAGCTTTGACCCGCTGGGCACCGGCTATCATGAACGGCATTACTATGCCAGGATTGATTTAGAAAGTCAGCCCAATCGTAGCATTCAACAAGGCACCATAGATTGGTGGGCTACCCAACCCGCAGCAGCACGGGACGAGGCGTTCAATGAACATGATCGTATTCCGCTGGATCAAGCACTGGATCAGCTGGCCAAGTTCATATGGCAAAGCCGATTGATCTGGGCCAACGGTCCCACTTACGATATGAACATCATTGAACATGCTTACAAAAGCCATGGCCGGCCCTTGCCCTGGCAGTTTTATGTGGTTCGTGATGCCAGAACCATATACAGTTTGTGGCCTGATTTGCCTCGCCCCGCTGCCAGTCACCATGCACTGGAAGACTGCCGCAGACAAATTGACATGTTGCAGGCCACATTAAAACATCTCAACGTCAAGGAACTGAAATGATTATTGGAATTTGCGGATTCATTGGATCGGGCAAAGACACTGTGGCAGATTATCTCACAAACTTGCATGAGTTTCGCAGAGAAAGTTTTGCCAACAGTCTCAAAGATTCTGTAGCACATGTGTTTGGCTGGGATAGAACCATGCTGGAAGGGCGCACAAAACAGGCCCGTGAATGGCGCGAACAAATTGATTCATGGTGGGCTGATCGGCTGAACATGCCCGAGCTCACTCCGCGTTGGGTGCTGCAACACTGGGGCACTGAGGTGTGCAGACAAGGTTTTCACGACGATATTTGGATAGCCAGTTTGGAAAACAAACTGCGGCACAGTCAAGATGACATAGTGATTTCTGACTGTAGATTCCCCAACGAAATTGCTGCAATCCGACGAGCCAACGGCTTGGTTGTACGAGTTGTTCGTGGTGCTGAACCCGACTGGTATGATGATGCAGTGGCTGTGAATCATGGAGAATTTGGTAATATGGCCTGGAGCACCAGCAAGTCTCGCCTGGCCAAACTCAAAATACATGCCAGCGAAACTGCCTGGGTAGGCACTGCTTTTGATGTTGTTCTAGACAACAATGGATCCTTGGATGACCTGTATGCTCAGGTACAACAGTTGGTCACACATCCGGCTCGAGATCACCGGGCTGCCACGGCAAGTCAGATCTGATCAATTCTTCCACACAGTTTTTGCACACTGATTTGAGATTTTTTGGTGTGGCATTGCTGAGATTGCCATCCTGGTGATACACCACGATCTGGCTGGCAAGTCTAGCCCGAAAACCGCAACGGTCACAGCTCATTTTCTTTTTATAGCCTGCTGATTTCCAGCGCGGTTCTCGTGGCTTTATTCCGCGATTTTTCCTAGCACAAGTTTCACAGCGTTTTCTGTAATGCCGTATGCCCTCGCGGATGTAGTTCACAGCGCAAGGGCGCTGGTTGCAGGCTTGACAAATGGGTCTCATGGTGTATTTATTGTGGTGGACCTTGGCCAAAGGGCACTGTATCATGTGTTTTTTTGGCGATCTCTATAAATATCAGTAACTTGAAAAGGAAACCACCATGGCTCTAACATCACCCGGCGTACAAGTAACTGTAATTGACGAAAGTCAATACATCCCTTCTGCCGTCAACACCGTACCTTATTTTGTAATTGCTACAGCACAGAACAAAGTTTCTAGTGATGGCATCACAGTGGCAGCAGGTACCACGGCAGCCAACGCCAACAAAACTTATCTCATTACCAGCCAGCGCGATCTTACTGCTACATTTGGTGTGCCATTCTTTTACAACACCACTACAGGTACTCCAATCAATGGTTATGAGCTCAATGAATATGGACTGCTGGCAGCGTACAGTGCATTGGGTGTGACCAATCGTGCATACATTCAACGTGTCGACGTCAATCTCACTGACCTCACAGCCAGTTTGACTCGTCCCACTGGCAATGCCGACAATGGCGCTTACTGGCTGGATACTTCTGCAACTGTTTGGGGCATCCAGGAATGGGATCAAACCACTGGCGCATTCACAGTGATGACTCCAATGGTCATTACTGACACTGCGGACGTGGTAAACTACAGTGGAGGAGATTACACTCCTCAAGCATCAATTGGCAGCATTGGCGATTACGCAGTGTCTGCTGTGTCACTAAAACTGCCTGCTTATTACAAAAATTCCAGCAATACCTGGGTAGCCGTAGGTTCTCAAGCCTGGCAAACATCTTACCCCACTGTCACTGGTACCAATGCTCCCAGCAGTTTGACTGCAGGTTACAATATGTACATCAATGGCAATTTGGTCACTGTGGGTGCTACCAACACTGTGGCTGGATTTGCAGCAGTGATCAACACAGCAGCCATCACAGGCGTCACTGCCGCAGCGGTGTCGGGTCAATTGAACATCTACGCCAACTCTCTTGCCACTGCCGACGGATCCACTGCTACCACCGGGCATGTGGTCATCCAACCTGGACCAAATCAAGGTTCGGCACTGCTGACCACACTGGGCATTGCGGAAGATGAATATTACACACCTATATATTTCCCAGGTTACAGCTATCAAGCACCTCGTTGGAGAACCACAGATACAGTTCCTCGTCCCACTGGAAGTGTGTGGAATAATCTCAGCACTGTAAACAATGGAATTCAACTGTCAGTCAAACAGTACAGCACTGCACTAGATACCTGGGTGGCACAATCAACACCAGTTTATTCAGGGGATAGCACAGCCATTTATGGCCTGGACCCCACCGGTGGCGGAAAGAATATTCCAGTTGGCTCAACCTATGCTGCCTATGATGCAAACTTGGTGGACACCACCCCTAACAGCACAATGGCTTTTCAAATACTGGAAAGGGTTGCATTGGGTGCCACCATTGTGACCGGAACCACAATTCCCACTGGTAATGCTTTCACAGTGGGTAATACGTTTACTCTAAAAGGCACAGAAGCTGGACAAAGCGCAACTAATTCAGCTACCGTGACCATTGGCGGTACTGGTAGTGTGGCCAATTTTATCAGTGCAGTCAGTGCAGCTGGCATCCCTTATGTGAGCGCCAGTGTAAATTCCGCAGGCAACATTGTGTTCACACACAGCCAAGGTGGAAACATATATTTGGTACCTCTTACTGGTACTCCGTTAACCACTGCTGGTTTTACTGTCAACACAAGCAAAGTACGTGCTTCTAACAGCACAGCCAACCAATTGAATCTCAGCAACTGGGTGACCACACCGTTGTTCACTTACACCGCTAGCGATACTGCGCCGTCTCAAGATCCTGCAGATGGACGTTTATGGTATTACAGCTCTGTGGATGATTGCGATATCATGATTCAAAACAATGGTCAATGGAGAGGTTATCAAAATGTCACCAACGATGTTCGTGGTTACGACCTGAGCAACACCAATGCAACAGGCCCAATTGTGGCGGCCACAGCACCACTAACACAAACTGACACAGCTCTATCACCATTGGTGTACGGCGATCTGTGGGTGGATACCAGCGATTTGGAAAATTATCCCAAATTGTATCGTTGGGAATCTGCCAGTGGTGTGGACCAATGGGTAGAGATTGACACAACAGATCAAACTACACAAAGTGGTATTTTGTTTGCTGATGCTCGCTGGGCACCAAATGGCACCACAGACCCAGTGGCAGATCCATTCCCAACTATTGTGAGTCTGTTGACCAGCAATTATCTAGATCCTGATGCGCCTGAGCCTACATTGTATCCTCAGGGTATGTTGTTATGGAATGCTCGTCGCAGCGGTTACAATGTAAAATCTTTCCAGACAAATTATTTTACCACCACAGCTACCGACTACAGCATCCCTGTGTATTCTAATACCACTACATATGCCATAAATGATTTTGTCAGTTATGACAATGGCATTTATGTGGCCACTGCTGCTGGTACAGGACATGCGCCCAGCAACACAGCCTACTGGGATTTGATTGTTCTCAACACCTGGCTCACAGCAAGTGGCAACCGACCAACAGGTGCCATGTATGGCGGACGCCAAGCACAACGCAAGATGATTGTGGCTGCCATGAAAAGCGGTATTGATACCAGTGTGGCTGCTAGAGAAGAGCAAAATGGATTCAACCTCATTACTACACCAGCATATCCTGAGCTGACTCCCAACATGATTGCTCTCAGTAATGAGCGCAACAACACACTGTTTGTTATTGCTGATACTCCGATGAGACTAGGGCCAGATGGCAACAGCTTGGTCAATTGGGCTACAAATAATCTCGGACTGGGATTGCCCACAGAAGACGGAAACATTGCCACCAGTAACTATGCTGGAGCATTTTATCCAAGTTGCTTGACCACAGACCTTGGCGGCAACACTGTGGTACAACCCCCAAGTCACATGATGACACGGACCATACTGCGTAGTGATGCAGTGAGTTATCCATGGTTGGCACCTGCAGGCACACGTCGCGGCGTGGTTGACAATGCCACAGCGATTGGTTATATCAATGCTGTCACTGGTGAGTTCCAACAAATTGGTGTGAGCCAAAGTGTAAGAGACATCTTGTATGAACGCAACATCAACCCAATCACATTCATTCCGGGCATTGGTATTACCAACTTTGGCAACAAGACCACCACGACCACAACCACTGCATTGGATCGTATCAATGTGGCACGTTTGGTTTGTTTCTTGCGTGGCCGACTGGAAGAAGTTGGAAAACTGTTCTTGTTTGAACCCAACGATCAAATCACACGTAATTCTATTGCCAATCTGTGCAACAGTTTGATGATTGACTTGGTGGCCAAACGTGCCATCTATGACTACTTGGTAGTGTGTGATTTGAGTAACAATACTCCTGCACGCATTGACCGAAGCGAATTATGGGTTGATATTGCCATTGAACCAGTGAAGGCTGTGGAGTTTATCTACATTCCGTTGCGTATCAAGAATACCGGTGCAATTGCAGCTGGTGGTTAATGATCAAGAGTTGGGGCTGAAAAAGTTAGCCCCAACTCAAAGCTAAATAAACATATAGGAGAGATAACAAATGGCAGTTTCATCATTACAGCGCATGACAGTACCCTTGGCAAGTGACCAAAGCTCATCAACCCAAGGCCTGTTGATGCCTAAACTCAGATATCGCTTTAGAGTGATGTTTGATAACTTTGGTGTTTCAACACCCACAACTGAATTGACCAAACAGGTGATCAGTTTTGCCCGCCCAAATCTTACTTTTGAAGAAATTGCGGTACCTGTTTACAACAGCACATTGAAGCTGGCTGGTCGCCACAGCTGGGCCGATTCCACATGCGAAATACGCGATGACGCATCTAACTCAGTGTCTAAACTGATAGGCGAACAACTACAGAAACAGATGGACTTTTTGGAGATGTCCAGTGCTGCTTCGGGTATTGACTACAAGTTTGTGACCAGATTTGAAATCTTGGACGGTGGCAACGGTAACAGTGCTCCTATTGTACTAGAATCATGGGAATTGTACGGCTGCTACCTCAAAGGTGCTGACTACGGTGCAATGAACTATGGCACCAACGAAGCAGTCACAGTGAGCATGACCATTGCTTATGACAATGCTGCTCAGCTGGGTACCAATGGATTGAACACATCAGGCATTGGCGGTGTAATTGGTCGAACAGTAGGCGACGTGGTCACAGGCGCTGGCGCAGCGTAATACCTGTGGGTAGCTTTGGTCAGGATTTTGCCAAAGGATTCTTTGGCACTGAAGGAACTCGGGATTACACTCACGCCAGCAAAGTATTCCGGACCAATGCCTACGAACTTAAACCCAGATTTAAGTTTCTCTTCCATGTGACATTCACAATCAACACAGCAAAAATTCCTGCCTTGAACGGTATATTTGCCACAGACGATGTGACCAATCTCAGCTATGTGGTCAAATCAGTAAACTTGCCCACATACAGCATAGATACTGCCACAATGAATCAGTACAATCGCAAAAGATTAATACAGACCAAAATAAAATACAATCCTGTTACCATCACATTCCATGACGACGGCGGCGACAATGTACGAAACATGTGGTACAACTACTATGCCTACTACTACAAAGATGCCAGCCAAAAATACGGCAGTGATGCCAATACCAACGGCAGTGCAGGCCGCAGTCAAACCCAACAAGATGGATTTGGTGGTTGGGACCGAGACATATATTCAAATGACAGACAGGTCAACGACTGGGGCTACATTGGAGAAAGTTATAATGATGGCACCAGCTCAACCAATACCACCACTGGAAAACCGCCGTTTTTCAGAGACATACGCATAGCTGGATTTGACAAAAATCACAAGTATGCAGAATATGTGTTGATCAACCCCATAATTTCTGGTTGGCAACATGACACATATGATTATGCCCAAGGCAATGGCATCATGGAAAACAAAATGACCATTGATTACGAAACTGTGAAATACTACGACAAAGCACCCAACAAAAGTGCTGTGGGATTTGCCAATCCCAGCCATTACGACACACGTCGCAGTCCAATTGCTCGTCCAGGATCTACCAACAGTATATTTGGTCAAGGTGGTCTGTTGGATGTGGTGGACGGAATCAGTGAAGACTTGCAGTCAGGATCAGTATTGGGCTTGATTGGTGCTGTGCAAAAAGCCGGAACATTCTACAACACCAATCAACAAAACGGTGGATTTAAAAAATTACTGGTCAGCGAAGCCACAGCATTGGGCACACAGGCCATACAAGGTGCTATTCCGGGTGCGGTACGTGCTGTGGCCAACAGAGCCGACGGCTGGATATTTCCAACTGCACAAACAAGGGCAGCAAACATTGGATTTGTACAGGCGCCCGGTGAAAGAAATAGAAACGGCTTACTAGGCCCCCGGTGAGACCAATAGATTATTGGGAAGAAGATGACCACAATTAATGCTACCAATTACAACATTGATCAGACTGTGAGAGTTTATGATCAATTTTACGACTTTGACATCAATGTTCCTGCTGACGAATATGATATTGTGTACAGTTTTTTCCAGAGAGAAATGACAACTCCGCGTGCAGCCGGCAACTTCACAGTGAGTTTGTTTCGTGTGGCCCAAGTGACTCAAATACCTGCATTGACTTTGTTACAGGGATTTCAAGGCAGCGGCGCCAGCAATGGTATCAATCTCAATGTGTCGTTGGCATACTATTTAAACTTGATCCGTGACCGATCCACACTGCTGGGAGTGGGAACGCCTGTGGTGCCAAATTACTATCCTGCACAGGCGGTACTGCAATGAGCCACTGGGCACAAGGCAAATACGAAGTACTGAACGCTGCCAAATATGTGGGCAACGGCATTCCTCGTTATCGTTCAGGTTGGGAACTCAGCTTCATGCGATTCTGTGACAACAACGAGCATATCTTGCAATGGGCCAGTGAGAGCATAGCTATTCCTTATAGAAATCCTGTGACAGGAAAAATGTCACAGTACATTCCTGATTTCTTGGTAACGTATCGCACCAGGGACAACACCATGCGAGCCGAGCTGATTGAAATCAAACCCAAAAAGCAAAGTGTGATCGAAAGCAAAATGAACTCAAGAGATCGTGCAGTGGTAGCGGTGAACTATGCCAAATGGGCTTCTGCCCAGAAATGGTGCAATCGCAATGGCCTGAGTTTTAGAGTGATCACCGAGTTGGACATGTTCCACAACGGTAAATCTAAATAGTCAATGTGACTGTGCCACTAAATATGGCATGACACGAAAACTTGAGTCCTTGTTTGACCTCCCGCCCTCCGCAGCAGAAGCTGACACAGCAGTTCCTTC